TACGAAATCAACAACTTGTGGATCGGTATCAACCTTAGTTACAGTCATTTGTGGTATGTACCAACTGACTCTGTTAGCTGTAGCTTGATCAGCCTGAAACTTCCAGTGTTTTGCACACAGTGGAGCATCTGGATTCATCGCTTGAAATAGCCCAAGTCTCTTGAACGTATTTCGGTATGCTGCTTTACGTACATGGATCTTACCCATCGCATAAGAGGTTTCTCCTATGGGGAAAGGGAATGCGTCGGCAGCGTCCTCTCCGATATCCTCTGGTTCAGGGATAAGAAGTGTAACATCAGCAAACTCAATCGTACCGTAGTCCGAATCCTCTGCTATTGCTTGTTTCTCATCTGCGGTGTAAGCGACTCTCGCTACTTCGTTTGAACCAAAAGGTACGTTTTCTGCCCACCCTTTTACCGCTGTGATTGGGATAACTGAAAGTGATCCTCCTGTTGGCATAATAGTGTGGGTTCTATTGATAACGAGCGCACCCTCGTCACCATCGATTTCCGAAGATCCTTGTATAACATTGAGTCTTGGAATCTCGATATCTTCTGCTGATATCGCAAGCCTTGGAGCAGCTACTGGAGCTGCGAGTTCTTCTTTTTTAGCTTCTACTAGTTTAGTTTTGGGCATGGTCTTAGTTTTGGTCTTGGTCTTAGTTTTATTTTAGTTTTAAGAAAGGGTAAACCTTTCCTCTGACGTTTCTATAATGCCATTGTTTTCAACAGCGTCAAGAAAAGATCTTGATTTTTCTCCTTTTTCTCCTTTAGGAGCATTATCCCCTACAGCATTAGCTACTTTTTTAAGGGGAATACTAATCAAATTAAGTAAATCTTCTTGTTCTAAATCGTACTCTTTTGCTATTTCTAAGAGCTTTATGTTATCTGTACACTTACGAGTAGCTCCCATAGATCTAAGTTTCAAGTTCTGAAACTCCATTCCATCTTTAGCTAGAGCAACAGCTTTTTCTTTTACCCTCTTTGCCCAATTCTCTACAACTTTGGCTACGACGTAAAGGTGTTCTACTGTCTTAGGGTCATTAGGATCTTCTATGTTTTCTTTAGGTAAATTATCTCCTGATATACGTTGTACTATTTCAACTGCTAAACCACCAAGTGAAGGACAATAATCTTCGTGTTTACAAAATCGGCAGTTAACCGAAGGAGAAAGTGCGTCTGCTTCTGGGAAACCACCATCCCATTGAGGGCGCACTTTCTCCCCATTTCGTATTACGTCGGCTAGTTGCTTAACCAATAAGGGCAATTCCTCTCGTGTAAATGTTCCTTCCAGTACTTCATTGCGTACAGGTATATAGAACACAAAAGTGATTTCATCAAGCTCTGGATATTTTTGAAAAGCTCCAACCGTGTAAGCCCTTGCTTGCCAGTTACTTCTAGGTGGGTCTATTTCACTGACCCCTGTTTTGTAATCCGCCAATATAGCTTTGTTACCAAATGTAAGTAGTCTATCGCAAGTCCCCCACGTACTTGTAGAGTCAAGGTCAACATCTAGAAGGATCTCATTCTCTTCCTTGTACTCCTGCCCTTTAGCATAATTCTTGGTATACTCATCCTCTTGCTTGACGATTGCTTCATAGATCATGACTTCGTCTTCATCGTGCAGGGCAGAGGGATCACGAACTTCTAAGGCTTCGTGGATACGAGTACCTTTTTCAGCAGCAGCGTTTGTACCTGATCGCCCTTCGTAGCCAGAACAACCTGCTACGTACTTGAGACTTGATGGTGAGAAAGGAGCGTGTCCTCTGCTACTATGGTCTGGTTGGTTATTCATACTGTATAATACCTCGCCCTCCAACACCGCCAACTTTGAGGTAGCGAATCTTCTTCATATTCTCGTTGTTTTTTAAAGTGTATAAAATTTTTTATATAATAAATATCATCATCACTTAGATCAAACCATTCCCCCCTACCCCGTTTAGAGTGGAAATGTGCATGTAACTCTTTTTCATCTTCAACATGCCCTTCAAATGAATATAAACATTCAATTTTTGGTATCTGCGCCCCTAGTGTTTTTTCCCTTTGAATGACATTCTTCGATCTCCCTATTTTGTACAAATCACATGCGTGATCTATCATAAGATATATATTTGTTTCTTTACCACGAATCCTTCTGGACTGACGCACTTCAATAGGTTCTTTTTTAAATTTTATTAAATACTTTATATAAGATATTTCCTTTAATATTTTTTCACGCCTATAATGCTCTTCTGTACCCCACGGCTCAAAGTAAAAACCTTTTCGTTCTACCTCTTCTTTGTATTCGGGAAGTTCAAAAATTTCTTTTAGTTCATTAATACTCATAGTATGCCACTTGTTTCTTACCTCACAAGTAGCGTATTCACCTTTTGTATACTCAGTTTGGTTATCCATGTAATTCTGTTAGGTTATTTATTTTTCTTTCTATTGAGTCTATAACATTTTCTTCTATAGACCCTGATGTAACTAAAACTTTTTGTATAGCGTCAGACTTTGCACCATTACGGTGGATACGTCCTAAAGTTTGGAGGTAGTCTTTAGCATTGAAAGAAGGGCAGATCAAACTAACTCTTGGCCTATCCCCATTACAATCGTGTAATGATAGTCCAGTACCTCCTGCTGCAATGTTAGCAACCACAATAGTTGATTCATCATTTTGAAATTCGTCTACGATTGCTTGTCGTTCTTCTACTGTCTGACCCCCCTCTATTGCTTTGCATTTCAGTTGATCACATAGTGTTACTACAGTGTCTCTGAAGTTAACAAACAACACTACAGAGTTACCTTGTTCTTCTAAGTCTTGTGCGTATGTAACTAAGTCAGGGACTTTCATCGCTTCTGTTAGTTGTCTTGCACGTAGGATGTTAACAATCACATGGTCACTATTTCCAACAGAGCCATTCTCTATAAGCTCTGTTATTATTTGTGGTGTTAGCCCTAACTTTTCATAAGTCTTTATGATCTTCTTAGAGTCAGCAAACTCCATAGGTTCTATGAAAACCCTGTTATTTCTGAATGAATCAGGGAAATCTGCTACAGTTAACTTCGCTCCCATAACACCATAGATTTTTTCGTGTATCTTTTTGAGATTGCTCTTTGCTCCTAAGTGCCAACCATTCCACTCATCTTGGTAACACCCATTAGCTTTCATCCAACTGAACCAGTTATATAAACCATTTTCTGTTTTAGCTAGGCTGTGTAACCCCAACATATATCCAATAGATCTCATCTCTGTTGGATCTTCACACGCTGTTGCTGACATCCCATGTACTAGAAACCCTTGTTTAACTAGGCTTATAATAAGCTGTGCATTTTGTGTATATGGACCTTTGCATTTATGGATCTCATCTACTAAGAACAAAGTGTTTTTAGGTACTTTCCAGTTCATTATCTTCTTACCCCTCTTAGACATATGTGGGGTATTACCAGTCCTTACCTTTTCAAAATTAAGTACGAATATAGGATCAATACCCACTTCCTTTAGTTCCCTTTCCCATGAAGGGATCACTGCTTTAGGACACATGACAGCTACAGGACGGTCTAAACGCAAAGCTAAATGTGCTGCTACTACTGTTTTTCCAGTACCAACAGAACTAGAATCTAGGGTGTTTTTATTTTCTCTTAGCTTTTCTTCAAAAAAGTCAGCCACTTTGGACTGAGCGGGGAATAGGTTTTTCATTTAAGACATAGTAAAAGAACTTGAATTGAAGGCAAGGAAAACTTTCTACAATTTATCATGCCCCAATAAACTATGCCCTTTTCGTATATACCTAGCTATTAGAAAAGCGTCTACCATACCATCGTGAGGCTTAGAACATCGTTTACTTTTCAACCAACATTCTTCAGGAGCTAATATATTAGCCACTCCTAATGCAGCTTTCTTTGTATCATAGGGTGGGGCTAAGTGACCTAACATAGCCTTTTGCCAGTTATGTACTTTGACACATTGGACATCCCATTGCCTACTCTCAGCTAGTCCTAACAATTTACCAAACGATATTGCCATAGACCTAACAGCTTGTGAACTCTTTGCATGGTGCAGGGGTTCTTCGATAGCAAAGATAAAATCTGATTCAAGTGCCATCACCCATTCATATACTTTACGAGTATCCGTTTCTCGTTTCTTACAACGATGAAGTGTAGGCATTACTGTCTTATCAATGACAGCTCCTGTTTGTTTTGATATGGCGACTAACCCACCGTTGAGTCCGTTATCAACTCCTATAATCACAATGTTCTATGGCTTTAGCAGAAAGTATTATACCGTCTCCTTCTTCTGGTATTAAAGCATCTACGTTTGGAACAAGCATCTGTATATAAAATACTTCTCTTGCTGAGTTAGGTATCACTCTGTAATAAGTACCAGACCTACGTTCTACAATATAGGTAAAGTCTTTACCCATTTCCTTTCGTACCATGACACAGGGATTCTCTACAGGCTCCCTGTCTTCAAACATTACTCCGATAGATCGTCTAAGAAACATGGCGTACCCTCCCAAAAGTTTGTTTGTAGGTATTCATATTCATACCTTTCATAAGCTTGTTGCTTTGTAAGGTTATAATTTTTTTGTAGTAAATCTATTGTCATTTGCTTTGAGTAACAAGCAACAGGCGGTCTGCCATACTGTTCTACCGTGCCTATGTAAGCATCTTCTAAACCACTAAATAAGAGGACAGGCTTGTCTATATCTTCTTTTGTTTCAGGATTTATCATCGTCTGGCTCAACATCTATTATTTTATCTTTGTTTATTTTAACAGCACCATCACCACGGTCTGCCTTTGCGTTATTTAAAATACTAATGTCTATCTGCAACTTGCCTGAACCCCCTGCTGTACGTGCATTCAAACCTAAATTCCTACGTATTAACTGATCTAGCTCAGACAGTTCTTTAACTGTACGTGGCCCTCTAAGGTTTTTAATACTGTCCCGCAGAAGTTTGATAGCAGAAGCAGCTACATAAGACTGATACTTCTCTGCTGGAGATGACTGTGATTGAGCAATCTCCATAAGTTTCTTGTCCTCATCTATACGAGCTTCCAGTTTAGCTTCTTTTATAGCCTCATCTGTTTTACCTTCTAGGTTATCATCAAGTGTTGCTTGTAAAGGATCTTTGTTTTCTTTTACTTCTTCTACTTCTTTCAGAGAAGGGTTATTTGCATGAGGATCTTTTTTTGGTTTTGCACCCTCATCCCTTAACCATCTACGGAGAGTAGATACATTGATTCCTAACTCCTTCGCAATAGTAACAAGTTTATATTGCTGCTCGTACATTTCGAGAGCATGTTTAAGCAGCTTAGATTTTTTAGATTTATAAGCCAAAGCACTTAATATATACTATATATTTACATAGCTTTCAAATTAAATGACGCAGACCTTACGAATATATGAACCACGGATAGATGAGAAGACATCTAAGATGGATGTGGGTGGGATGAGTATAGATGCAACGAACACAGTAACAGGTTTGTTGTATGGGTTAGCTAACCATAAAAGTAATAAGGCAAGAGAGTATTACTTCTGGAGGTTGTGTGATGAACTATGGAATCATGACGAACTCCCTGAACCTCTGATGGTTAAGCATCCTTGGGCAGAGAGTATGATACAAGCTGTTATACAAAATAAGTATGTGTCTATTGGTGGTGCTGCTTCTTCTGGCAAGTCACACACTATGGCTGCATGGGGAATCCTGAACTGGTTAGCTGCACCAAGAGATACTCTAGTTCTACTGACATCGACTACGTTACGTGAGGCGAGAAAAAGAATATGGGGTTCTGTCATCAGTTTACTAACAGTGTTAGAAGGCGCACCATTTAAGATAAGAGATTCTATTGGTAACGTCGCTTACGTAAATGAGAATGGAACTCTGATAGAGAAAGCGGGTTTGAGTTTGATCGCAGCAGAGCGTAGTAAGACTAGGGAAGCTGTCGGTAAGTTCATCGGTATCAAACAAAAGAATGTTATCTTGATTGCAGACGAGCTTTCAGAACTATCAACAGCAATACTACAAGCAGGTCTATCTAACCTATCAAAGAACCCATCATTTAGTTTAGTTGGTTTATCAAACCCTGCTTCTCGTTGGGATGCTTTCGGTGAGTGGAGTGAACCAGCACAAGGCTGGGATTCTATTGATCCTAACATAGATGAAACTTGGAAAACAAAATGGGGTGGTCTTTACAAAAGATATGATGGAGAAAGATCCCCTAACATAATTGCTGGTGAAACAGTCTACCCTTGGTTACCTACAGAAGAAAAGATAGAAGAAGACAAAGCACTGCTGGGTCAAGAGAGTAGAGGTTACTATCGAATGGTACGTGCAGTATTCTTTGACTCTGATGAAACCGATGGAGTTTACACAGACGCTGAGTTAGTTAAGTCAGGAGCTATGGGTAGTATAGAATGGGAGGGAACCCCCACACCTATTGCTGGCTGTGACCCTGCTTTTACTAATGGTGGTGACCGAACAATACTTTATACTGGTCATGTTGGGTATGATAAATCTGGTCAATTTGTTTGCCAGTTAGGTGAAGCAATATCTCTTACTGACGATGCCACCAACAAAGCCGTCCCCCGATCTTACCAGATTGTTCAGCAGATAAAGGACGAGTGCAAGAAGAGGAAGATAATCCCAGCCAATTTAGGAATCGACTCCACAGGTGCTGGTAGCCCTTTGGCTGACATTCTTGCTGCTGAGTTTGGTGATGATATTCTTCGTGTTTCATTCGGTGGAAAAGCATCTGACAAGCGAGTCAGTACTAATAGTAAACTGATAGGTAATGAGCTGTATGTCAATCGAGTTACTGAACTTTGGTTTGTGGGTAAGGAATTCTGTAGAACTAAACAGTTATTTGGTATTACTAATGAGTTAGCTCAAGAAGTTGTAGGTCGTAAGTACGATATGGTCAAAGGTTCTACCCTTAGAATGAAGCTTGAATCCAAGCCAGATTATAAGAATCGGTTAGGAAAATCTCCTGACTTAGCTGATGCTGCCTTTATCTGTATTGATGTCGCAAGACAACGTCATGGTCTTGTAGCTGTAGAGCCTCTTGATTCAGGAGACAAGGTACAGGGATCAAGGCGCAGGAG